AACATGAGATTCGGGGATGCATACTTCTACAGCCTGGAAGCAGGCAATGACCTTATAAACTTCGGGGATGTGATTTGGGATTACGATATCGACGAGATCTTGGAGAACTGCAGAAGATTTGGAATTGGGAGCTTCACCATTTCGAGCACCTTCTCAAGCCTGATTATTACAATCGCAGAGTTCCAGAAAAGAGGCTGCAAGCTGGAAGGCCTTATTGAAATCAACAGCCGCTTCGATGACTGGAAGGCAGGCCTTGAGGGAGAGCGCATAAAAGAAAGAATTCCAGCCTTTAAGATTAGCCTCTAATCCTAAAAGCCAGAGAGCCCGGAGGGGCTTTTTGGTCGTTGTAATATACACAATAAACCGCATACATATTTGTCACATTTATATTGCAGATATGAGTTGATATAAGTGCCGAGTAGAGCGAATATGTACCTACCGAAAGGGAAAACAAAGAAAACGGAGGAAACGAAAATGAGGTACATAGACAAGACAGGTTGCAAGAGCGCATTTGAAAAGGGAGCAGACAAAGAGGTTACAAGCCTTGGAAAACTTACAAAGGCAGCTTGCAAGATTGCAAAGGAAAACAAGCTGGGAGTTTTAAAGACAAGACAGGGAGCTTACAGAATTATCAAAGAAAGCGGCCTTGGAGCTTACGAAGATTTCTTTACAGACCTTGCAGAGGTTGACGAATTTTTGAAGCACCTCGATGAGCACGAAGCAACAAGATACTAAGAAAGGCGGGAAGCAAAATGAGTAAAGGATGGCACGAAGGAACCATAGGAATTCCAAAGGAAGGACATAACAGAATCGCACATTACTGGGTTAAGAGCTACGCAAGAAAAAGCCAGTACGGAATCGAAGGCGGCAAGATATCAAAGCTGCTAATCAGAATTGAAGGCGAGACGGTTGCCGATTACGACAGAGGCTGGATCAAGGAGCCGGATGAAAACGACGAGATGGTGCAGATAGCAATTGCGATTTTAATGAAAGAATACAACTAACCAGGAATAAAACATTCCGGGGAGGCGGGCCAGAGGGCCTGTTTCTCGTTATAGATACATAAGGACCGAAAGGTTCTTTTTTTAATGGTTTGAAAGGAGAGATTTTATGGCTACAAGAGGAAGGAAACCTAAACCAACTGCGGTGAAGGTCCTGGAGGGGAATCCAGGTAAGAGGCCACTTAATATATTTGAGCCGGTACCGGACAAGGTTGCACCAGAATGTCCTAGCTGGCTGAATGATGAAGCAAAAGCTGAATGGGAACGCCTCGCTGATAAGATGGTGAATCTTGGCACCTTAACTGAAATGGATATGGCAGCCTTTGCAGGTTATTGTCAGTCCTATGCCAGATGGAAGGAAGCAGAAGAATTCATCGAGCAGCATGGCACGATTGTAAAAACTCCGAGTGGATACTGGCAGCAGGTTCCACAGGTTTCAATAGCACAGACAAACTTAAAGGTAATGCTTAAGTTTTGCAGTGAGTTTGGACTGACACCCTCATCACGAAGCAGAATGATTGCGGGTGATGTTAACAAAGAAGCTGCAATTGATGAGATGGAGTTTTTACTTTTGGAAGGTAATGGCTAGTGGCTGAAACAAGGCCAAAGGACTATCCGAAGCTAAAAAACTACCAGCCTACAAAATTTATGCTGCAGACATCACATTACGATGAGAGTAAGGCTGATAGGGCTGTTAAATTCATCGAGAATTTGAAGCATACCAAAGGTAAATGGGCCGGGAAGCGTTTCTGGTTATTACCTTGGCAGGAACAGATTATACGAGATGTTTTTGGCATAGTAGGCGAGGATGGTAATAGGCAGTTTAGAACTGCATTTATTGAGATTGGTAAGAAGAATGGTAAGTCAGAGCTTGCTGCTGCAGTTGCATTATATCTTCTGTATGCAGATAACGAGCCCAGTGCTGAAGTGTATGGCGCCGCTGCTGATAGAGGTCAGGCCAGCATTGTATTTGATGTTGCAAACCAGATGGTGAAAATGACACCGGCACTTATGAAGCGAAGCAAGATTATGGGTGCTACGAAGCGAATTGTTAATTATAACAACGCAGGTTTTTATCAGGTGTTATCAGCAGAAGTTGGTACAAAGCATGGTCTTAATGTTTCAGGACTGGTGCTTGATGAAGTACATGCTCAGCCAAACAGACGACTATATGATGTTCTTACGAAAGGTTCCGGTGATGCCAGAGAACAGCCACTGTTCTTCCTTATTACAACAGCCGGAACAGAAAAGGAAAGTATCTGCTATGAACTTCACATGAAGGCAACGGATATATTAGCAGGAAGGAAAATTGATCCTACTTTTTATCCAGTAGTATTTGGACTTACAGACGAGGATGATTGGCATGATGAGAAGAATTGGTATAAAGCGAATCCTTCACTGGGCCAGACAATTCAAATCGAAAGAGTGCGAGATGCTTATAAAGAAGCACTTCAAAATCCTGCAGAGGAGAATGTGTTCAAGCAGCTTCGTCTTAATATGTGGGTTTCAAGTTTGACCAGATTTATTCCAGAGCAGATATATGACCTTGGAAATGAACCGATTGATATGGACTCACTTCTTGGTAGGGAGTGCTATGGAGGCTTGGACCTTTCGAGCACCGGTGATATTACAGCGCTGGTTTTAGTATTTCCACCAAGGAATGACACAGAGAAATATATCTTGTTACCGTTTTTCTGGATTCCGGAGGATACGATTCCAATTCGTGTAAGAAGGGCCAGCGTTCCGTATGATGTTTGGCATCAGCAGGGGTACCTCTTAGCAACGGAAGGTAATGTTGTAAATTATGACTTTATTGAAAAGTTCATAGAGGGCCTGGGAACGAAATATCATATTTTAGAAATTGCGGTAGATAGATGGAATGCAACAATGCTTACCCAGCACCTTATGGATGATGGCTTTACGATGGTTCCTTTTGGCCAGGGATATAAAGATATGTCTCCGGCAACAAAGGAGTTTAGTAAGCTACTTTATGAAGGAAAGATTGTTCATGGCGGTAATCCAGTTCTTAGATGGATGAGTGGTAACGTGGTTGTAGAAACCGATGCAGCAGAAAACATTAAGGTAACCAAGGCCAAGTCGCCTGAGAAGATTGATGGTATTGTTGCTTCGATTATGGCTATTGATAGAGCAGTTAGAAACCAAGGTGATCAAGGAAGCGTTTATGACGAAAGAGGTATATTAGTTTTGTAGTTGAAAATATTACAAAGAGGTATATAATTATATTGAATGGAGGTGTTAATATAAACGAATTTTTTGAGATACTTCAAAGTGAAGTTATTAAGTTGTTGTTTTCAGCGTTAATAATTTTTGTGGGAAGTTGTGTTTCTTTAGGTATAGAACACTATATTCTTTCAAAGAATGATATATATGTTGATGAGGTTCAGTTTAATTTTCATATTAAGGTTCAACTATTGTCAGTATTGCTTGCGATTGCATATTCAGTGATATATTCATATTTAAGTGATAGCAGCGTGGCGTGGATGCTAGTTATTTTATTTTATATTTTTTGGATTAAGATAGTGATGTATCAAAATAGAGAAACCAATGGATATATTACAGATTGGGATGGGATGTATGGTATGTTGATTTTTGTAACGGCAACGCTTCCGGTGTATGCATTCCTAGTCATATATATTTTGATAATTCTATACCTCTATTTATGGCGTAAAAAGGAATTGGATAGTGATGAGAAGAAGGAAAGAAGAAAAAAAATCAGAGTTAGAAGTATAGATTTGATTGAAACTATTATTTTATGGCTGATTATGTTTTGTAAGGTGGACGGTTTTGGAAATAGGGTGCTCTATAGTTCTGTATTAATTGCAGTATTTACGATTATTTTACCGGCTTTAAATCCGTATATCTTAAAAAAAATTAGCGATTAGTATGTTGTAGCACTTGCTTTTGCAGGTGCTTTTCGTATATTTAAAGGAGGTGTTAAATGGAATTAAAACAGATATTTCGATTTGGGCAGGCGAGAGATAAACCAACAAATAAATCTGCAGATGCAGGATATTCATTTTTATTTGGGAGAACCACAAGTGGAAAACCAGTAAATGAAACAACGGCAATGCAGACAACAGCAGTATATGCATGCGTGAGAATATTAGCAGAAGCGGTAGCTTCTTTGCCAATTCATATCTATAAATACAGAGATGGTGGCGGAAAAGAAATGGTACCAGATCATTCATTATATTATGTGCTCCATGATGAGCCTAACCCGGAGATGACTTCATTTGTGTTTCGAGAGACACTTATGAGTCATCTTTTAATTTGGGGTAATGCATATGCACAGATTATTCGAGATGGTGCTGGCAGGGTGTTAGCTTTATATCCACTGTTTCCGAATCGAATTGATGTGCAGCGAGATGAACGCGGCGAGATTTATTACGTGTATTCTAGAAATTCGGATGAGAATCCAAACTTCAAAGAATACGGAGATATTAAGCTCAAAAAGGAAGATGTACTTCATATTCCAGGCCTTGGATTTGATGGTCTGATTGGTTATTCACCAATTGCTATGGCCAAGAATGCAGTGGGTATGACTCTTGCATGCGAGGAGTATGGTGCCAGTTTCTTTGCGAATGGCGCCAATCCTGGTGGAGTGTTAGAGCATCCTGGGGTGCTTAAGGATCCGGGAAAGGTGAGAGAATCTTGGAATGCAGTTTATCGTGGGACCGCAAATGCCCATAAGATTGCTGTTTTAGAGGAAGGAATGAAATATCAACAGATAGGTATTCCTCCAGAGGAAGCACAGTTTTTGGAAACAAGGAAGTTTCAGATTAATGAGATAGCACGTCTTTATAGAATTCCACCCCATATGATTGGCGATCTGGACAAATCAAGCTTCTCTAATATTGAGCAGCAGTCCTTGGAGTTTGTAAAGTATACACTGGATCCTTGGGTAATACGCTGGGAACAGAGTTTACAAAAAGCTCTGCTTCTTCCAGGGGAAAAAGGAAAGTTTTTCATACGACTTAATGTGGATGGTTTGCTTCGTGGTGATTATCAATCACGTATGCAAGGATACAGCATAGGCCGACAAAATGGGTGGTATTCCACAAATGATATCAGGGAGATGGAGGATTTGAATCCATTATCTGATGAAAAAGGTGGAAATTTATATTTGATAAATGGTAACATGTGCAAACTTGCAGATGCAGGTATCTTTGCTGGAGAAGGGCAGCAGGCACAAACAGAATCAGAACCACCGATACCACAACAAGAAAATAGAAAGAGAGGAAAGCGATGAAACGAAAGTTTTGGAACTGGGTAAAAAATGAGGGCGAACTTCCTGCAGGTGCTGCGGAAAGGACGCTCTTTTTAAGTGGTGAAATTTCAGACGAAACCTGGTATGGAGACGAAGTTACACCACAGCTTTTTAAGGATGAGCTGTATGCCGGTAATGGTGACATTACTGTTTGGATTAACTCGCCTGGTGGTGATGTGTTCGCAGCAGCTTCTATCTATAACATGCTTCGTGATTATAAGGGGCATGTAACTGTAAAGATTGATGGTCTTGCAGCTTCAGCAGCATCGGTTATTGCAGTAGCAGGTGATACAGTGCTTGTTTCACCAGTAGCCATGATGATGATTCATAATCCTGCAACGGTAGCAATGGGAAACACCGATGATATGCAGCATGCAATCGCAATGTTAAATGAAGTAAAAGAGTCCATCTTAAATGCCTATGAGGATAAGACGGGACTTAGTCGTAACAAGTTATCACGCCTTATGGATGATGAGACATGGTTTAATGCGAAGAAGGCAGTAGAGCTTGGCTTTGCAGACAAAATTCTCTTTGATAAGGAGGAAGAGGATGACAAGAAAAAAGAACCAGTGGTTCCAGGAGCAGAACCGGACAAAGGTGAAGAATCAGGTGATGGAGACAAAGGCGAAGAAGATGACGACAAAAAGAAGCGTTCACCATTCCCGCCAAAGCAGAACGCAATGATGTTTTCTGCAACAGCAGTAAATGCTTCATTTTTTGACAAGGTTTCCAAAGAGAAGCCAGTCAACCTGGTACCCGTAGATCAGTTAAAAAAGAGACTAAATCTCTTGAAAAAATAGGAGGATATGCATAATGAGTAAAGTATTAGAATTAAAGGAAAAAAGAGCAAAGGCCTGGGAGCAGGCAAAGCAGTTCTTGGATAGTAAGCAGGGTGAAAACGGAATGATGTCCGCTGAAGATGCTGCTACGTATGACAAGATGGAAGCTGATGTGGTGAATCTTGGTAAAGAAATTGATAGATTAGAGCGTCAGGCAGTTCTGGATGCAGAATTTGCAAAAGCAACAAGTGCGCCAATTACCAATANNGCGGAATTCGCCAAAGCGACCAGCGCACCAATTACCAATAAGCCAAACGGTAAGGTGGATGGAGAAACAAAATCAGGTAGAGCAACAGATGAATACAAGAGAGCGTTCTGGAATGGCATGAGAAATAAACTTTCTTATGATGTTCAGAACGCTCTTTCTATTGGAAGTGACTCTGAGGGTGGTTACCTGGTTCCAGATGAATACGAAAAGAGACTGGTGGAGGCATTAGAGGATGAAGTATTCTTCCGTAGCCTTGCAACAGTAATTCGTACTTCCAGCGGGGATCGTAAGATTCCAATTGTGACTTCTAAGGGAGAAGCAGCATGGATTGATGAAGGTGGTCAGTTCCCGGAATCGGATGATAGTTTCGGACAGACATCTATTGGTGCTTATAAATTAGCAACCATGATTAAGGTGTCCGATGAGCTTTTAAATGATTCTGTATTCAATATCGAGCAGTACATTTCTAAGGAGTTTGGCCGACGTATTGGTACAAAAGAGGAAGAAGCCTTCTTTATCGGTGATGGCAAAGGAAAGCCAGTTGGAATTTTTAATGCAACTGGAGGTGCAGAAACAGGTATTACTGCAAATACAACTTCAATTACATTTGATGATGTGATGGATTTGTATTACAGCTTAAGAGCGCCATATCGTAATAAGGCTTCCTGGTTACTCAATGACTCTACAGTCAAGGCAATCAGAAAGTTAAAAGACGGTAACGGGAATTATATCTGGCAGCCATCCGTAAGGGAAGGTGAACCTGACAGAATCTTAAACCGTCCATATAGAACATCCATCTATGTTCCAGAGCTTACTGCTGGTAATCGAGTAATGTCCTTTGGTGATTATTCTCATTACTGGATTGCTGATCGCCAGGGACGTAGCTTTAAGAGATTAAATGAGCTCTTTGCTACAACTGGTCAGGTTGGCTTCTTAGCATCTGAACGTGTCGATGGTAAACTGATTCTTTCTGAAGCAGTAAAGACACTTGATATTAAAGCTAAGACGACAGCCTAGTTTTTAGGGGAGGAGGGAAGTCATGCTTGTAACTCTTGAGGAAGCAAAAACATACCTGCGTGTGGATAGCGCCGATGAAGATGAGCTTATAAAACAGTTACTTCAAACCAGCGAATATCTGATTGCGGATATAATTCGAGTGCCAGTCAATGAGCTGGCTTCTCGACAAACTGTGGTTAGAACTGCTGAATACTATGCGATTGGATATTTGTATGAGCATAGGGAGGAAGCAAACCACAAGGAACTTACAGAAACATTGAAGTGCCTTCTCTTTGGAATACGAGAGGAGGCTTTTTAGTGATTTCAGAAATGCGTGAACTTATTACAATACAGAAAAGTTACAGTGATACAGATAAGAACGGCAATCATATTCTTGAATGGAAAGATTACTATTCTTGTGCTGCTTATGTTAATAATCTGTCTGGCAAAGAATACTGGGCTGCGGCTCAGGTTAATGCGCAGACAGATATTTATTTTGTTGTTCGTTATTGTAGTGAAATAAAGGATATCAGCAGCGATAAGTATCGAATTGTATTTCGTGAGCAGCTTTATAACATTTCTTTTGTTGATAACGTTCAGTACCAAAATAAAACAGTGAAGCTGCGAGCTTCCTTAGTGAAGAGGTGATGGGATGGAAAGAAATACAGAAATCAGTAATATGGCAGCAGCTATTATGGAAGGCCTGAATGAATATAGTGATCTTGCAACCGACGCTTTGAAGCTTGGAATAACGGAAGCAAGTAAGGTGGTAAAGAAGGAAATTCAGTCAAGCGCACCAGTTCGTACTGGCGCCTATAAAAAGAGCTGGACCGCCAAGAGGATAGCAGAAACCAGTAATTCATTAACGATGGTGGTGTATTCCAAGAATCGATATCAGATAGCACATTTATTGGAGCATGGACATGCGAAGCGCGGTGGAGGAAGAGTTGCGTTATTCATCGCAGTCTTAAAATTATCTACGCCATCCAGAGTACCATTAAAGGTATCATCCACAGTAGTTCCGTAGCTACTCATACTTCCACTTAAATCATCTATGGAAAGTCGTCCCTCCCGGATGGCCTTTGTCATTTCATTTGCGCCCTTCGCTCCAAAGATTTCTGTCGCTATGGTAAGTGCTTCTGTTTCGGAAGATGCATTTTTAATAGAATCAATGGTGGCTCCCAGGGCTTCGTCCATTGACATTCCTTCTTTGGTATAATTAGCTACCGCTTTTTTAAGACCAACTCCAGACGTTTCATCTGTGA